ACTATTACACAGAAACATCAAAAGCTTTGTTAGATTGCATCAAGGTTGGAACTGGTATAAGGAAGATTATAGAACTAAAAGACAATACTAAATGTTTTACTTATGCTTATCAAAACCTAGATAATATCTATATTTTAGAGGACAATTTAGGAAAACCTAACATCATTTTTAAAGTTTATGTAGAAAAAAACTTAAATGATATAAATGACTTATTTGGACATTTACCTATCACAGTTCCAAAAGGCTTAAATGAGGAAAAGCTTGATGAAAAGATAAATATTATAGAGTGTCTTATTGGAGTTTTCGATGAAGATACAAGCACTTATAAATATTATCACGGGCTTTTTACAGAAGCTTTTGAAGAAGCATTATATGAGGGGGAATTAAACTATAACCCTTATACGGTGTTTAGGTGGAAAATTAACAGTTCTAACCCCTGGGGAATTGGAATAGGCTTAGAAAATTTAGATTTATTTAAAGAATTAAAAGACTTAAAAGAAAAAAGAAAGAAACACGCAGATAAGATTGTTAGCCCACCATTAAATTTTTATGGGAATATAGATTTAATAAACAAAGTTAGTTTAAAATCAAATGCCAAAAACTATGGTGGAAGTGGTATAGGTGGAGATAGGTACGGAGTAGAGCCAATTAATATTGGGACTAATCTATTGCCAGTTGAAAAGGATATAGAACAAGTAAAACAAGAAATAAGAGAAGTATTTATGTCACAACCTCTTGGAGATGTAACAGATACTAAAAATCGTTCTGCTACTGAAATGAGTTTGAGGCATGAAATGTTTAGAAAGGAATTTTCTGGGACCTATGAGCTTATAAACACAGAATTATTAGAGCCAACTTTTATGAATGCTTACTACATAATGGATGGCAAAGGACTTTTAAATACAACAGAAAATGAAAGTTACATAAACATTTCTCAAATTCAATATATCAATGAGCTTACTCGTAATGCTGGAAGTGATGAAGTTATAAATACAATAAATTTCTATATGACTTTATCACAAGTTGTGCCTGAAAATCAAAGACAATTTATTTTTAAGATTGATGAATTAATAGACTGGGCAAGTAAAAAGATGAGAGTGCCACTTGATGTATTGAATAACAAAGAAGAAATAAAACAACTGATAGCACAACAACAACAATTAGAACAAATGCAACAAATGGCTATGATACAAGAAGGTATTGGCAAAAGGCAAGATGTAGGCATAGGAGAAGAAATTAAGGAAAGTATGGGGGTATTTAATGGAGCATAGAACAGAATATCAAATACTTTTGGATAAATTTGCTGGAAATAATGATTTATATAAATTATTAGAAGAGTGCTTACTTGAAGATGAAAGGAATAGAGAAAGTGCTTATCTAATATCGGGGGCATATCCCGAACGAAGAAATTTAGTAATGAAGTTGATGACAGACTTAAAATTTAATGAAGAAAGAGAGGTTAAATAATGGAAAATGAAGTTTTAGAGAATTTAGAGAATGATGTTTCTGAAATAAAAGAAACGGATCCAAATTTAGAAGAAAATACAGAGGAACAGCAACAAGAAGAAAAACCTTTTTCGGTAGATGATATTGAATTTACAGAAGAATATAATTTAGGTGGGTATGATTTTTCTAAATTCAAAGGAAGAATAGATGAAAGCTCTTTACCTTATTTAGAAGAATATGCAAAGAAATATCAAGAACAAGGTTTCACACAAGCACAGATTGAGTTTTTATTAGAAGAAAACTTATCAGAAGCACCAAAAGATAAAGAAAGTATTATGAAAGAGTTAAATAATTCTTTAACAATGGAGGAAAAACAAAGTTATAGACATACTGGTGCACAGTTAAAACAAGCATTAGACAAAAGCAATCTAGGTAAATATTATGAAGAAATAATGACTAATCCTATTGCTTTTAAAGTAGTAAATGCACTTGTTAAAAGTTTAACACCAGGAGCAAATGTAGGAGCAAAAACAGAAAGAGAAAGCAGAGTAAATTCGCTTATCAGTGGTGAAAGAGGAGTAGAATTATTTAATGAGTTTTTATCAACTTCTTCAGTAAATGAAGAGGTAGTAAAAGAGAAAATAAAGGAAATTCGTAGCAAAATTAAAAACCAAGAAGAATTAAATTATTTTAATCAAATAGTAGGAGAAATTTAAGGAGGTAAACAATGGCAAAACCATTAGAACAAGTATTACAAGAAAAATATGCAACACAAGCAAAATTAGCAATGTCGGTGCAAAAACCTATGGGACTAGTTAAGTTCTGTGAAAAAGGTGATGCAACATCTGGGGAAAGTTTTACATTTTACAGAGCAGAAGAATCAACAGCAAAAGATGGATTACCATCTATGTACAATGATGATGGAAAAGGTTATAAAGGAGACACTGGAAACAATGGTGGGGATGCTGGACCTTTAAAACCATATAAAGTTTTTGGAGCTTATATATCATCTCAACATAAAATAGATGATATTGATTTCAAAAGAACTAGCTTAGATGCAAAAGGGACTTTACAACAAACAATGTCAATAGCAGTAGAGCATAAAGCTGATGAAAAAGTTTTAAAATCTATAAAAGACAAAGACAGTGATTTAACAAAACAAGATTTTTCTTCAGGAACAGCAAAAGGTATAGATGATGAAAAAGTTATCAGAGCCTTAGTTGGTAAAATAGCAGTTGCTCATGCAAGTGCAGTAATGACACCAGATGGACAAAAAGGAGTATCAGTTTTAATAAACTTAAAAGACTGGGAAATATTAGTTCAATCTAATTATTTCTTAAATGCAGACTTTAAAGACAGTATCGAGTGGGGAGATAATGAAAGACCTACTCGTATAAAGGGAGCAGAATTCTTAGTTACTAAAAATGACAATATGATACCATCAGGAACTATTTATATAGTACCATCTAACACTTGTGGATTTGCTACTTGGAAAGGAACAGAAAAAGGGGTTGCTGAATATCATGAAACAGATGGAGCTAGATGGCATTTACAAAATAGAAAATATGTAGGAGCTATCTGTATAGAACCTAAATTTATAACAAAATTTACATTTAAAGCAACAGCATAACCTTTAAGGGTAGGGGTAAAACCCTACTCTATTTTTATGGAGGAAATATGGATTTTAAAACAGGAAAATTACATAAAGTAATAAAAGAATTTCAAAAAAGTAGTGGAAGCTATGAAATAAATGGTGTTGATTTAAAAAATACTGTATTTCTGTATAGGGAAAAAGCAAGTCCATTTATACCTATACCAAAAGGAAATTATAGGACTGTATTTAATGATAATGAAAGTACATTGATAGTTGATGATGAAGTTAACAATAAAGCAGTTGAATTTCAAGTTATATCAGTTTTTGATATTCAAGCTTCAAAATACTTAGAAAAGTTTCCAGAATTAAAAATGCTTGTAGAGCATACAAATAAGATAGTTGATGATATAAACAACATAATAGAGTATTTGAATAGTGTTGGAATAAAAGCAGATAGTAAATTTCAAACTCAAATACTGACTCCATTAGAGCCATCATCAACTTGGTATATGAATGCAGATGGAATAATAGACACTTTACCTATTGATGATTTTAATAAAAAGTTTAAAGAAATTATTGAAAAGATATCTGAAACAGTAGATATAAAAACAAAAGAACAGATTCAAGAAAAATTAGAAACATTAAAAACAGAGATAGAAACTTTTAAATCTAAAAAAATAACAGAAATTACAGATGATATAACTGTAGAAAAAAATAATTTCATAAGAGAAATAAGAGAAGTAAAAGATAATTCAAAAAGAGAATTGGATAGTAGAATGCCTGAAATAAACAATAAATTTAATAGCATTGCAGGTGGTCAACTTAATCCTAGTTTTATTCAAGATGTAGGGGAAAAAACAAATGGTCAATTTTATTTAGATAGAAACACAAGCAGATTACATAAATGTATAAAAACAACTTCTACTACTATTAATTCTGCTGAGTTTTTTAAAGATATGTCAATAGATTCAATTGTGAATAAATTCGAAAATCTAATCAAAACTGATTCTTTCTTAGCTCACAATGAGGGTTGGTTTGAGCTATTTGGAAGAGTCATTTACTATGGAACTGTACAATATAATGGCTCCTCAAGCTATACACAAGATTTTACATTAAAAATAGAAATTCCAAACTGGAAATATGCTAATGTAATATGCTGTCTAAGAGAAACTAATCAAAAATTTATAGATAAAACTTTTTCTGCAAAATTGAGCAATTCCAATAAATTATCTGTAAGAGCTAATTTATCTAATGTAGAATTAGCAACTGTATCTTATTTAATAATAGCTAGAGTTTAAGTTAAATAGTTCCTGGAACGGTTTTATAAACTTTTTAAAATTATTAAGGAGGTAAAATATGATTTATATTTATAAAAAAGAGAAGTTAATTGACACCTTAAATTATGACATTAATGAGTTTAAAAAAGAATGGTATCCAGATTTTCAAGATGATATGCAGATATATGATAAAAAATTTGAGTATCCAATCCTTGAAAAAGGAATGTTAAGAGAAATGACAAGAGATGAAAAAGTTTTCAACAATATTGAAGTTGTACTTGAAGAAGGGGAGTTTATTCAAAATAAAAAAATAATAAAAGTACCTAAACCACAAGACAATTCAAAATACTTAAATTGGGATAAAGAAAAACATCTGTGGTTGTTAGATGCTGAAAAGCAATATCAAGATTATATAAATACCATAGATGATATAAAAGCAAAAATACTTGAATATGGGTTTGATTATAATGTAGATGGCAAAGAGCATAGACAAAGATGTCGTGATAAGGATATAACATCATTAGCTTCAAATATATCTATTATGTTAGCAGAAAAAACTATTTATGGAAAAGAAAAATTGATAACTTGGTATTTTGAAGATAATT